TCAACTCCATCGTAAATCATAGTTGTTAAAGGTAACCCATCCAGCATTTCATTTAACCAAACGAATTGTCTTTTCATAGATTCTCTTTCATCCTCATCATTCATCATACCTTTATAAGCACGATTTACTCTAAGTTTGTTAGAATCTCTTTGAGCCTTATAACCACTAAACTTTTTCTTACGAGATTGAGAACCACCCTTTCCATCAAAAACTACAACAACACGAGTCGGTTGAGTTTGCCTAATTGCATAACCAATAGATTTGAGAGCTCCTGTTGCACCACCAACATGGTCACCATCATCATTCATTGTAGGAATGGATGACCAACATCTGATAAATGTATTTAACCCATCAATAATTAATACACGAGAATTCTTGTGTCTATTGATATTATTTTCTCTATCGGTTTCAACTGAATCTAAAATGTTCTTGTAGAGTTTTTTCATCCAATCAAAGTTTTTCCGTCAAAGTAAGTTTGTAATGCTCCTATTCTATCATCTGCATCTACTAATTTAATCAGAGCATCCTCTGCATTTTTGTAGAAATCTTCAGTAGAATGGTCACCTATACCAACTGCCTTATTACCTAGAAGTTCTAATGAAAGTAGAGCTTTAGCCTTATCAGCTAGAGCACTACTCATTAACATTTCATATAATTTACTATCCATAATTTTATTCGTTTACACCAGCACCATGTGTATCTATTTCCATATTATCGATATCGAGAGTATCACCTTTATATTGTAAGATTGTTTCTTCACATATCTTTTTATAAATTTGTTCTCTAAGTTCATCATTCTTACCCATCAAAGGAATAAAATCTTTTGATTGAAATTTGAATTCTTCACCTGTTTCTGTATCAACATATGAATACCATGCACCAGCTTGTTTTACTAGTTTATTTTCTTTCATAACAGATAACCACGAACCGTAGTTATCAATCCCTCTGTCAAAGTAGATTTCAAAATCAGCCGCTCTTAGAGGTGGGCCCATTCTGTTTTTTACTACTTGACAACGAACTTTCATTCCCACTGTCTTATCCTTAGCATTTACCTTCATCTTGATTTGTCCCATATTCTTTAACCTTAATCTTACAGATGAGTGAAAAGCTAAAGCTTTACCACCACTTGTAGTCCAAGGGTCTCCGAACATAGCGTTCATCTTCTGTCTAAGTTGGTTAGTGAACACCAATGAGATTTTCTGTCTACCAATCATATTGGTAATCTTTCTCATTGCCTTAGATATAATAATAGCTTTATCAGTAGCATATCCATCTTTCTTATAATCGGATGCTAACTCATTCGTTGTAGAAGCAGCCGCAACTGAATCTACTACTATTGTTACTATTTTATCTTTGGAAGTTTCTCTAACTTTCTCAATGATAGTTTCTGTGAAATCAAAGATTTGTTCAACCGAATCTGCGGTTACATAAAGTAATTTAGAAACGTCTACACCGATTGCTTCTAAAAATTCTCTACTTACTGCAGTTTCTGTATCAATAAGAACAGCAACACCACCTTGCTTTTGTGTTTCCGCAAGGAGGTGGGCCGATACTAATGATTTTCCTGATTGTTCTAATCCTGTTATTTCAGTTATTCTACCAACTGGTAATCCACCATAAGGACGATTTGAAATTGCCACATCTAACATAGCACATCCAGTCGATATCCACCCATCTACATTTGTAGGAGCTTCATCATCATTTAAGAAAAATGCAACCTTTTGGTCTTTGGATTGTTTGTTTAGCTCACCCGCCAGAATATCTGCCAAGCCCAGCTCTTTGTCTGCTTTCTTTTTCGCCATTTAGTTTGGTTTAGTTGTTGAATAAATCGTCAAATGCAGCTCCTACATCATCTGTTTTCTTTGCAGATTCTGTTGTAGTTGGTGCCACTTTCGTTGGTTGAGTTGTAGGTGTAGTTTGTGATAAAGTAGACTGTGATACAGTTTCTTCTTTTCCTTCACTACTTGGATTTAACCAACCTTCTAATACTGATTTTAATTCATCATAAGATAGTTCAGAATACAAATCTGTAATTTCAGTTTGTGATTCTATCCATTTAGTTACCTTTTCAGCATCTTCGCTTACTGGTGTAGCTTTTGGTTTTACTCTAATAGTAGTAGTTGGATAAGTAGTTCCAGCTTCTTCTGCTGATTTATACTCTATCGTTAAATCTCTACCACCACTTGGGTCTGTGATATCTCCATAATCAGGGTCAGCAATGTAACCAAGAATTTCTTGATATACAGTTTTACCAAATCCCCAAAAACGAACTCCTTCACCTTCTTCACCTCTTACAACAACAGGAACAAAAGTACGAAGTTTTGGTTCCATAGCTTTCGCTGCTTTCCAATCTTCTTTATCTCCCATTCTTTTTAGTTTATCCGCAAACTCTACAATAGGGTCTGGTCTACCAAATGATTGTGGTGATAAATAAGTTTTGTTGTTAATATTATAGTGAAAGTACAATTCGATAAATGGGTTATCCTTGTCGAATTGGTAAGGAACGATTCTCACTTGGTGCTTACCAGGTGTTGGTTTCCATAATGAGTCTGATTTCCTTTGTGTGTTTTGTAGTTTGTTCAGTCTACTTCTGATTGCGTTAATGTCTAATGCCATGATTTTTAAATTTAATTGTTAATTATTAATGTTTTAAGTTTAATTTTTGAGTGCTAAACTAACAACACTCGGTGTATATATAAATATAAGATTTACCGATTTTCTTACACTTTTTTTGTTAAAGTTATTAACTATTTTGCCCACTTACCAGAAGAAACTAATTGTGCAATTATACCATAAACTGATAAGTCTTGAAACGTATCTTCACACGATTCTCCGATGTTATCTTGTTTACCCAAAACTACTAATTGTTTCAACCTTTGAATTTTATCATTCATTCTAAACCAAAGACCTGTAAGAGATACTTTCTTCTCTTGTTCTGTTTCTAAATTACTACCAACAGAAATATTATCTGGTCCATAGTTAGATTGTTTTAAACAAAACAATTCATATTGAGTGAACATTATTCTTTTGAATTCTGCTGTCATCTCAGGCCATTGTTTTTCCATTTCCTCTACAACTTTTGGATTATCATATTGTAAAACCTCATCATATTCAGCTTCTACGATTATAGGTTGAAATTTGTGATTTTTACTTTTACTACTGAGTACTTTTTTTTCTGCCATTTACTATTATTTAATTTTGTTATACAAATATACGAAATTATTTTTACAATTCCAAACAAATTCGTATTTTTTTATTTTTTAGGTCTTTGATACCTCTTCCATATCAATCTCCTTCATCAACAAATCATATGATAACTCGGTTGGGTTATGGAATATAACCTCATGGTCAATATACTCAAACCTCTCCATATCATTGGATTGTTTTTCTACTATCTTAGATAGTTTACTTTTCATATCTTCAGTCCATGTTGCCACATCTGATGATACTTCCATTGTGAACTTATGTCCACCTTTTGGTTTCCAATGAGTTGTTCCTTCATGGAATCCATAATTTTCGTAATACTGAGTATCAATTGTAATTTTTGCCATTGTTTTATATTTTAAAGTTTAATTAAATAATTTCCAATTCTTTTCTTCACCATACGCTTGAACTTCGTAAGGATGATTTCCATAATCATATCCCATATCATAATATCTTTTGAACCAAGAAGGGGATTGTAAATAGTGTTGGTACTCATGAACTAGGGTTTGAATTATATGTTCTCTACTCGTCATGTTAGGATAGTAGATAACAATACTATTATCGGTTCTATCAAACTCAGCGTGACAATCATCTTGTTCACCCTCTGCTTCAGGTTCATCACTATATCTAGCATAGATGTTATAATGAGTTTCTACATAAGGAGTACACTCAGGTATAAATTTAGAAAAACCATAATGTTTTTCTATCCTTGGATAAACTTCGTTGATGATTTTTTGTACTTGATGTTCATTCATATCTTATCCTATTTACTATGTAAATATACGAAATTTATTTCACATATCCTAATAAAAAGTGAATTATTTTTATAATAATGAACATTCAAATGTTACTGATTTTGAAAAAATAAACTCAGTAATAGATTCTTCCGAATCTATACCTGCAACTTCTAGTTCCAGTTCTATTAACTGAATCTGTGATTTAGTTAACCAATCTACTAAATTGATATTTAAGATTTCTTTAACGATTTTTTTTAATTCTAAATTTGTCATAGTTTAACGGTTTTATATTATTAATTATTTAC